GAACCATGCTGATGAGCCAAGCCGCTTGGGCGAAAAAGCACGGCTTTTCGCGGCAATACGCCAATGAACTGATCCGTAAAGGCATCGTTCGCCTTGTTAACGGCCAGATTGACGCTATTGAAGCCGACGCCGCTGTTGAGGCCATTCGTGAGCCTGCCCGCGCAACACGCCGCAGTGAGGAAGACGGCAGCGGTCTGTCTACCCTGCTGCTTAAATCTCGCATCAAAACCGAGGTTGAGCGCGGCAAACTGCTGGAAATCCGCGCCCGCGCCGAATCGGGCAAGCTGATTGCCGCCGATGAGGTCAAAATCGCCGCTTTCCGCCGTGCCCGCATCGTGCGGGACGGCATGCTGAACCTGCCGGATCGTCTCGCGGCGGTGCTGGCTGCTGAAACCGACGTTGCTAAGGTGCACGAAGTCTTGAGCAAAGAAATCCGCCTGATTCTGGAGGAAATCAGCCGTGATTGACGTAGCCGCGCTGTATGACGCAGCGTTTAACGATGGCCTACGCCCCGATCCGCTGCTGACCGTCTCCGAATGGGCGGATCAGTTTCGGATGCTGTCGCAAACGGCTTCCGCTGAACCGGGGCGGTGGCGCACTGACCGCACACCGTATCTGCGGGAGATCATGGACTGTCTCTCACCCTCCAGTGGGGTTGAGAAGGTGGTGTTCATGAAGGGCGCCCAAGTTGGCGGCACCGAGGCTGGCAACAACTGGATTGGTTATGTCATTGACCAAGCGCCAGGGCCGATGCTGGTGGTGCTTCCCACCGTCGAGATGGGCAAACGCTGGAGCAAGGGCCGCTTTGCGCCGCTGATTGATGACACGCCGGCTATCCGCGCCAAGGTTAAAGACCCGCGCAGCCGCGATGCGGGTAACACCGTTCAAAGCAAGGAATTTCCCGGCGGTATTGTCGTCATTACAGGTGCAAACAGCGCCGTGGGGCTGCGCTCCATGCCCGTGCGCTACCTGTTCATGGACGAGATCGACGGCTACCCCGGCGATGCCGACGGTGAAGGTGATCCCGTCTCATTGGCGGTGCAGCGCACCGCCACGTTTGCCAGGCGCAAGATTCTAGAGGTGTCCACCCCCACGGTGAGTGGCCTCAGCCGCATTGAAAAGGAATTTGAATCCTCGGATCAGCGCTTCTTTCATGTGCCGTGCCCTGTTTGTGGGCATATGCAGGTGCTGAAATGGGCGCAATTGCGCTGGCAGGACAATGACCCATCAACAGTGCGTTACCACTGTGAAGCGTGCGAAACGCCGATTCCCAACCACGGCAAAAGCCGCATGCTGGAGGGCGGCGAATGGCGCAGCACGGCGGTAGGAGACGGCAAAACACGAGGGTATCATCTCTCCTCCCTCTACAGCCCTGTGGGTTGGTTCAGTTGGGAAGAAGCGGTACGCAGCTTTCTGAAAGCCAAGGACGATGAAGCGCAACTGAAAGTCTGGGTGAACACCGTGCTGGGCGAAACCTGGGTGGATCGCGGCGAAGCGCCGGACTGGCAGCGGCTTTATGAACGGCGGGAAACCTATCCTCTCGGGATTATCCCCGCATCGGGTTTGCTAGTGACCGCCGGTGCCGACATCCAGAAAGACCGCATCGAGGTTGAGGTGGTTGCGTGGGGGAAAGGCAAAGAAAGCTGGTCGGTGGATTACCGTGTTTTATACGGTGATCCGGCACAAGAAGCTGTCTGGCAACAACTGCAAGCCTTGCTGACAGAACCCTTCCTCCATGCCAGTGGCGTTGATCTCATGATCCGCGCCCTGGCGGTGGATACGGGCTTTGCCACGCAGGATGTCTACGCGTGGTGCCGCCGGCAGGAAACCGGCCGCGTGCTGGCGGTGAAGGGCGTGGAACGGGCGATAGCGCCGGTGGGTGCGCCCACAGCGGTGGATGTGAATCTTGGCGGCAAACGCCTGCGGCGCGGCATCAAGGTCTGGCCAGTGGGCGTCTCGCTGCTGAAATCCGAACTATACCAATGGCTGAAGCTCCAGCGCGGTGAAGACAACCAGTTTCCCGGGGGATACTGCCATTTTCCGCAGTATGAAGCGGAATACTTCAAACAACTAACCGCCGAACAGCTGGTGACCAAGACCGTCAAGGGCTATCCCAAGCGGGAGTGGCAGAAATTGCGGGAACGCAACGAGGCCCTCGACTGCCGGATTTACGCCCGCGCCGCCGCCATCACCCTTGGCATCGAACGTTTTACCGAGCGTCACTGGCAGAATCTGGAAGCCCAACTGATTCCTGTAAACAATCGTCCCAGCACAGCTGTTTCTGAATCCATTACACCAAACAAACCTGTGCGCCCCCGCGTAACGCGGTCGCGCTGGATGACCTGATATGGCCTACATCGAACAAGACCTGACCGACATCGAAACCGCCATCCGCAAACTGCAAAGCGGTGAGCGGGTGGCGTCCGTTGCCTATGACGGCAAAACCGTGAGCTACAGCCAGGTACAGCTAGGCGAATTGATTTCTCTGCGCGACCGTATCCGCCAGGAGGTTAAAAGCACCACGGGTGCCAAAACCCGCCAAATCCGCGTATTCACCAGCAAAGGTGTGGAATGACCATTTTTGGCTGGTTGAAACGCCCTAAAGCCAAGGCTTTGGGCTACGATGCGGCGGGCACGGGCAGAAGGCTGCAGACATGGGTGCCGACGACCGATTCCGCCAATGCCATTCTGTTTCAGGATGCAGCGCTGCTGCGCTCCCGCAGCCGCGACATGGCACGCAAGAATGCCTATGCCGCCAACGGCATTGAGGCAATTGTGGCCAATGCTGTCGGCACCGGCATTAAGCCGCAATCCAAAACAGCAGATGCAGACATCCGCAAAACCATTCAGGAACGCTGGTTGGAATGGACAGATGAGGCCGACAGCGTGGGGTTGACGGACTTTTACGGTCTGCAAGCCCTCATCTGCCGCGCCATGGTGGAAGGCGGCGAATGTTTTGTGCGCCTGCGTGTGCGCCGTCCTGAAGATGGGCTTTCTGTGCCATTGCAGTTGCAAACGCTGGAAGCAGAACATCTGGACGCCAGCAACAACAAACCGCTGGCGAACGGGAATTTTATCAGGGGCGGGATTGAGTTTAACGGCCTTGGGCAGCGCGTGGCGTACCATCTCTACCGCGAACACCCTGGTGATGCCGCATTGTTCGGCACCGCCAAGGAAACGGTGCGCGTGCCCGCCGAGGAAGTGCTGCATATTTTCAAACCGCAACGCCCAGGGCAGATTCGCGGCGAGCCATGGCTGGGGCGGGTATTGCTAAAGCTCTATGAACTCGATCAATACGATGACGCGGAACTGGTGCGCAAGAAGACCGCCGCGATGTTCGCAGGCTTCATCACCAAAAACGACCCCGATACGCCGTTTATGGGCGAAGGCACCCCCGATGACAAAGGTGCGGCGCAGGCTGGTTTAGAGCCCGGCACGCTGCAACTGCTAGAGCCTGGGGAGGATGTGAAATTCTCCGAACCCGGCGATGTCGGCGGCAGTTACGAGGCGTTCTTTCGCCAGCAACTGCGGATGATCGCCGTTGGTCTTGGTATCACATATGAACAACTCACCAGTGACCTGACGGGCGTAAACTATTCCAGCATTCGCGCCGGTCTCATCGAGTTTCGCCGCCGCTGCACGATGCTGCAACACCAAGTGCTGGTGTATCAATTGTGCCGCCCCGTCTGGCAGCGGTGGCTGGAATTGGCGGTGCTGTCGGGCGCACTCCCCATTTCGCTCAGCGATTTTCAGAAAAACCGCCGTGCCTATCTTGCCGCGAAATGGATTCCCCAAGGCTGGGATTGGGTTGATCCCTTGAAAGACCAGCAGGCCGAGCAACTCGCCGTGCGCAACGGCTTCAAGAGTCGCTCCGAAGTGGTGTCCGAACTTGGCTATGACGCTGAAGAGATCGATGCGGAAATCGCTGCTGATAATGAGCGTGCCGACAACCTCGGCCTGATCCTCGATTCCGATCCGCGCAAAGTCGCCAAAACTGGCGCGGTGCAACAAACACAAAGCAGTTTTTCCGAGTAAATATGCTCGATATACCCCTCGCAAACGAAGAGTACCGTTTTAGGTTGATGTGAGGGGCGAGTTAAGGACGCGGAAGTTATCCGAGAGTCGGTCGATCCAGTGTTTGGCGTTTTCGGGGAAGGTTTTGTCGAAGAA